TCTTGCTTGGATGCTTTCTTTTTAGCCTTCTTATCGTACTTATCTCTGCGCTCCTTTTTAGCGTCGATGTAGTTCTGTTCCATCCTCTACTTCCTTTCCTTCGCTAGAAACTCCATCAACCTGTTCTCGTACCAAGCAGCCTTCTGGAGATCCTCTATGCCGTTCTTGTATCTGAACCTCCAGCGGTACTTCAAGCTGTTTCCTCGTAAGTAACCGATATACTCTTCGCCTGTTAACATGGCCTCTATCCCGTCGATACATTCTATGTCCCCCTTGTTATAGTGCGGTGGATTGTTAACATTATCAGGCTTGTAGGGAGCTACCGAATCCCACTCCTCTGGTGTTACATCATTCAGTCTTTTAGTTCTCTGTTTCATTGTTTATCCACTCCTTTGGCATACTATCAACGCTAAACCATCTAAAGCCCTTAGCACTGGCCCACTCGCCATGTGATCTCTTTGTTCCATCCTTACGCCTCTTTGCTTGGGGCATAGGCGAAGAAGGGTTTGCGAATAAAAACACAAGTTCTGTGTCTTTGTCGTCAAGAACCTTCTTGATCCATATGTACTTGCTGTATTCTGCATGATCCCAGAATCTTCCTTTAGCTTCTAGAAGAATTGTCTTACCCTCTATCTCTCTAATAAAGTCTGGCTCATATGTGTGCTTTATTATGTAAGATACTTTATTAGTATGAAACTCCCAGTCACTAAGAACATTTTCGTGTAACATCTTTTCCCATTTAGAATCATATCCAATAGGCTTATCCTTTTTTGTTGGTCTTCTACTGGTCAATGTATGTTTCCTTTTCTAAAAGCATCCTCTTTACTAGACAGTATGTTTAAGTTCTCTATTATCTCATCTGGTACACCTATTATACCATCTCCTGACATAATTAAAAACTGCGCCATCTCTATTATAAGGGCTTCTAGTGAGATCTCAGGAATTGTTGTCATAAAGGTATCTCTTGTACCTTTGGCAAAGACACTACCCTAGTAAAGTATTTAATACCATTAGAATATTTAAAAGCTCTTAAGCCCTCACCATTATTAGAATCAGCCCAGCATCTCCTTTTGTATGGACAGTAAGTGCAGATAGGATGCAACTTCATGTTGCCTCTTTTACCCTCTGCTACAGCCGCATAACATATTTCAGGAGGATAGCTGTTAGACAACACAGTTTCTATTTCTTTTATTTTTGTTTTTATATTAGGCTTTGTTAAGTTGCCGGGGCGAAGGAGGCATATCTCTCCTGACTCTTTGTTCATGGCAAAGAAGCCGCCGTCCTCTGTACCTTCTGCTTGTTCGTACCCAGCAAGCTGTGCCATGTAACCAAAGGTGTCGTTGTTTTCTAGGGTTCCTTCAGAGAACTTTTTAAAGGAAAAGTTAGAGGCTGTTTTAATGTCTACAACTTCCCCATCAATCTTACAGTCTATGTGGCCTTTAACACCGTCTACCTCTACTTCCTTTTGGGTATCGGTTACCTCGTGACCAGCAAGCTTTATAAAAAGAATAGCAACTTGTTCAAGCATGTGTCCATATAAAAACTTAATGAACGTAGAGGGATGTAAAGTCTTCTCATCGAGAGTGCCGCCATCCTTAGTTTTAAAGTCGTACCACACTCTACGAAGGGGTCTTCCTATGTTAGACATACGCAGGTTTTTTGATTGTAAATAAGGCGTTGACCATCCTTCAAGAGCTTCTCGCATGTTAACAAGGAACTCCTCCATTAAATCTTCAGGGATGTCTATACCTTTGTCGCTGTTAAGGCCATCAAGAACGGTGTATATATCAGGTATTAATGTGTCTAATGTCTTCATTCTTTATGCTCCACGAAATTAATTTTCCTTGTATTAGAGTTGAATATTAGAAGAACGACTCCCAGTTTTATCTGCTCTTCTGTTCTTCGCCTCCCCCAAACTTTACCTTCGTTGTCAGCACCAACAGTCTTTACATCTATTAAAGTTGTGACCTCATCTTTCCTAGCTATAAGGTCAATTGATCCTGAACACCCACAGTTTTTAAATACCTCATAACCTTGATCCCACAGCCAAGTAACTGCATAGTATTCAGCCATGTCTCCTTTTCTTGACTTAGTGTGTTTCATTATTCATCACTCTTATATTTTATATATCTTATAACTCTTGCTTTATCTCTTTTATCTCCTTTATAAAAAATAAGTCCTAGTCTTTCTAGTTCAATAGGGCGCGAAGAAATTGTACTATATCCCATGTCTGGGTACGCCGCCTTCATTTCCTTGACAGTAATTCCCTTATTCCCTGCTTCTTCAATTAAGCCTAAAACAAAAGATCTTGTTTTCCCCAGTGAATGTGAAACTGAATAAGCAGCCTCTTTACTTGTCTGAGGATCATTTTTCCTATGTAGCTTGTGGGGTTCTATGTTTTTAAATAAATCTACCTGTTTCATTTTAGCTGTATCCTGTTCTGTATCGTTAATTGGTGTCTCAACTTGTTTGTTCTTGACGAACCTATCTAGAAAATCTTTTATGCCTTTAGACTTATAATGTTTTAGCGGAACCTTTCGCCATCTGTTTCTTGATGCCCATCTCCCTGTAGTATAATAATACATATATGCTTTATTTCCATAAAATATCCACAGCATGTGGGCAGCATCTTTTCTTTCATACTTGATTCCTTGCTCTTCTAAGTAGCCTGTAACATCTTCAAGTGATTCATTTGTGTCATGCCTAAGTAATACCTCCCCTTTTGAGTTTGTTCTGTCATAAGTCCATGTATATTCTTCAGTGTGTTTCACTCCAATTATCTCCTATTTTATACTCCCCATCAAGAGGACATTTAAGTTTAAGAACTTTACCAGCTTCAATGATTGCCTCAACACCTAGCCTACCTACTTCATCAGCCTGGTCTTCTCTTACTTCTAACTGCCACTCATCATGTACATTGGCAACAAAGTGTGCATCTAACTCTAACTCTTTAATCTTATCATATAAAATAACAAGGGCTTGCTTCATTAAGACTGCACCTGCTCCTTGAAGAAGCGTATTTAAAGCTGCCCATGAATTGCGTATCTTTAACTTCCTACCGTCTAACCCTTTGAGATATTCTCGTTCTGTTGACACTCTAGCAACTTGATCTTTAAGAGTTGCAAATGATGTGAGATTATCGAAGAATGATTTTCTAAGTTTCTTCCCAGTTTCTGTGCCTCCTCCAGCCACACTTCCAAGCTTTCCATCTCCTGCCCCGTACAGTAGGGCGTATATGAAAGTCTTAGCCTGATCTCTTGATTCAAGTCCTGCAAGCCGCTGATTAGTGGTGTGTATGTCTCCGTTAATGATTTCATTTGTATAGTCCTTATCGTTCATGTAATGAGCAAGCATTCGTAGCTCAAGGCCACTAGCGTCGATGCCTACCAGTTTATACCCTTTTGGTACTGTCCAACAACTCCTAAAGATTCTACCAAATTCCTTAGGTGGCCTGGGTATGTTTGCCATGTTAGGTTTACTGTGCGTCATACGGCCCGTCACCGTCCCATTATGATTTACCCAACCATGCACCCTTCCTGTGTCAGTGTCTAAGACTTTGAACCAACCTAGTATATCTGTTATACGACTCTCTAGCTTTAAGTATCTAGAGATTTTCAAGGCAACCGGGATTCCTGTTACCATCCTTAGATTACCCTCATCAACACGCGGTTGTCCCGTTGGCGTAAACTTCTTAGGTTCCCAACCCAAGCCTATAAGTTTAGCGGCTACCTGTTGTCGTGAAGATATGTTGAACTCTACAGGCTCAGTGACATCTAGAGTGGCCCTAGGCCTTCTTGAAAAAAATTCGAGCTGTTCCTCTGTTAATTTGACTCTTGAGGTAACCCTATCTTGAGGATCTTTTGCCTTTGAAATCCTTGTTCCCATTGTAGAGAGGCCACCATCGCTTTTTAAATATATTGGTTTTAACGTATACGAAACAGTCTCTTGTCCTAGTTCAGCGTGTATCTCATCATACAAAGAATTGCTTGCACTCGACAGTTTCTCTAGTAAATCAGACGCTTTAACTTGGTCTAGCATAAACCCATACTTTATTTGGGCATCAATAATGACAGCAGTTTCGTGCTCTAAATTTACAGAATCTATTTTAAAGCCTCTGCTTTCTCCCTTCAACGCCCGATATACTTTAGAGTTTACTAATACATCTTGTGCACAATACTTTAGCATCTCATCAGAATATTTAAAGTAATCATCGAACTCCATTTTACGGTAGCCAAGTCTATAGCCCCAACCCTCTAAGCCATGACCGCCCTCCCTTGTAGGTTTAAATAATCTTGAAAGCACCAGAGTATCGACAATATGTTTGTCAGTAAGATCTAGACCTTTTAACTTTTTAATAATAGGAATATCAAAGTTTAAGATGTTATGACCTATTAGTTTATCAGCAGACTTCAAAGTCTCCAAGCCTTCATCAAGCTCCAAAGGCCCAAAGGCTTTGTGTTCTTGGGTATCCACATTAAACGTAGACATACACCATATCTTCGTTGGTGTGAGGCCGTCCGTTTCTATATCAAATACTAGCGCAGTCATATTAGAGGCTCCAGTTCATCATCAACATCATCGATGTCTATCTCTTTTAAACGCCCGGTTTTCTTATTGTAAAGCAGATGCGAAGCCATGCCAACATCTCCAGTATACCTAGACTTCAAGACTCGCATGTGTGTTGTGTTGGCCTCCTCATCATCATCGGCTTGTTGGTTACGCTCTAAAGCAATAACGCAGTCGCTGATTTGTGCGATAGCTTGTGAGCCTCTAAGGTGTGACAGACTAACTTCGATACCGTT